TGTCGCAAGACCATTGACGCATTCTTCTTGTTGACTTTATGTAGCTATAGCTTCATACTCCGCATATCGACAGACACAAAAGGGGATTGAAATGCAACTTATTCTTAATACATATAAAAACGTCAAGCATAACTTCACTGTAAAAGTTACAACATGTAACAAAAGAATCGCAACAACTGAAAACACTGAAACAGGTGAGATTGTAAAGTTTAACCGTTCTAAATTCGAATGGATGGTCACAAAGGGTATTTTTGTAGAAGTCATAGAAAATGACGAAGTTGACGAAGTTGACGAAAAGCCAGTTATTGAAAAAATTATTGATGAAATTAGTGCTGTAAATGAATCAAGAAAAGATGGTTCAACAATATCTGACGATGACACAAACGAAGAACTTATGAATATTTTCAGAATGTTAGATGTAGATGTCGAAGATGATAAAGATGCGCTTCGCCAAGCATTCGGCAATGTTGGTTTTGAGGATATACGCGAAGCAGAGTCGGGTTGCTATCAATGAAGATCGGCGATACGGTGCGCTTGCTTGATAAACGCTATAAAACAGTTGAGGTTGGCGTGGTCGGGGTAAACTGTGACAGAATAACAATTGCGAGGCGTGATCAGTATGGGGTTATGTGGCATAGATATGTTGATATCAGTGAGATTGAGCTTGTAGATGGCTAAACTCACACAAGCAGAATGGCATCAAATACGTGAGGCTTATGAAGTCGGCTGTATCTCAACAGTCGCGCTGGCTAAAAAGTATAATGTTGCAGACACAACGATTCAAAGACGGATAAAAAAAGAGGGTTGGGACAGACTAAAAACGCAGGCTGTTATAGATAAAAAAGTTAGTGCTACAAGAGCTTTTGTTGAATTAACGCAGGAAAATGCAGGTATTGCGCAGGCAGTAAATCAAGAAGTAGAAACCCGCTTGCGTCAAGAGCAGATTTTCACGAATGCACTTGAGTATAATCAGAGCATTGCAAACAGGGCTTTGAAAGAACTGGTGAGCAATAACGATATGGATCTGCAAAAGATTAACCTGCACTCACAGGTAACAAACAGAAATAAAGAAGGCATCCTGGGCAAAGTGCAGCAAGTGCCAGCCGTTGAAGAGAAAAAGGCTGTAATCATCGAGGTGCGCAAAATTGGCGGTAATTGATCTGCTACCACATCAGCATGATTTCTGCTTCATGGATGCTCCTTACCCTGCACTTGTTGGGGGGCTAGGGTGTGTTCATGGTGGAACGAGAATTATAACAGAGAAAGGCATTATGCGTATCGACGATATAACGCAGCCAATTCGAGTGCTAAGCTGGAATGAGAAAAATCAGAAATTCCAGCTTTCTCTAAGTAGCGGCTCGTTCCTAAAAGGTGTGGAGAATCTATACCAAGTTTCAACGCGCAACGGAGGATTTCGCGCAGCCGCGCATCACCGCTCTTTTTCATATTCTCATAAGTTTGAACAGGTGGGAGGGTTGACCGAAATGGACTCCTTAGCTTGCGTAACCCTTCCTCGCTCCAATTTGGAACTTGACCAGTTATTGTTGTCTTTAGATGTTCAGAATTACACTCAAACAGACGAAGATTTGTTGCGTTATTATGCAGACGAAGCCCGTCAATATGGTCAACAACTTCTTTTGGATGCAGGTATCGACCAAGCTTCTCTTCCATTAAAAGACGATGCTGATAAATCAGTCCATAGCTGCGCCCCTTACGCTTTCTTGAATAAGGATGCTCAGGCTTTGCAGAAACAAGGGCATAGCCGTCTCGGTCAATCTCCTTTACTTGATATTGTGGAAGATAACATTATAAAGGTCTCGGAAGAGGAAGGCAAGTCACCGTTTTATGACATGCAAGTACTAGACACAAATAATTATGTGTGCGCAGACGGGTTTATTCATCATAACAGCGGTAAATCTAGAGCTGGGACAATGCGCCTGATTCTCAAAATGGCGCAGGACATTGGCATAAACACGCTTTACGCAATGCCTACTTATGACTTGTTAAAATTGCGGGCAATTACTGGATTTGAAGAGGACTTACAAGCCCTTGGAATCGAATACAAGCTAAACAAGTCGGACTATTCAATTCATATTCCAGCATTCGGCGGGTCTATTTACCTGCGCTCGTTCGATAATCCTAACCGATTCATTGCGTTTGAAGTTGCGCATTCAGTCCTGGATGAGCTTGACACTGAGTCGCCAGAAAAAGCAGATGTGATTTTCAGGAAAGTGTCAGAAAGGACACGCCAAAATTGTGCAGGTGGCAACACCATCGCAGTGGTTACAACCCCCGATAGAGGCTTTGCGGGGTTTGTGTACAAGAAGTGGGGGAAGAATCCAGCGAAAGGATTTGAGCTGATTAAAGGTGACACGAGAAACAACCCTTTTCTACCACCTGGATATGTCGAACAAATCATGCAGAACTATGACCCAATGCTTGCTGAGATGTACATTTCAGGCGAGTTTGTAAGTCTTACTCAAAGCAAGGTTTACCATATTTTTGATAGAAAAAAACACCACTCTCCAAGGGTGTTGCTCAACACTGATACAGTCATTCATATTGGGATTGATTTCAATGTGGGTGGATGCGCTTCAATAGTCTATGTGATTGATAATAACAAACCGATTGCCGTTGATGAGTTTCTTTCTAATAATACGGGCGACATGATAAACAACCTTAATTCGAGATACTTCGGTAAACGATGCGTGTTATATCCTGATGCGTCAGGTAAGGCTTCAAGTACTAATGCCAGTGCGTCAGACATTGCGATGTTGGAAGCCGCTGGGTTCATGTGTGATGCCCCAAACAAGAATCCTTTTGTGCGTGATCGTGTTAATTCAGTCAATGCATTGTTCGCAAATGACGGTTTTTTAGTTAATACTGATGTATGCCAAGAGCTTACACTATCGCTTGAATCACAGGGATATGATGACAAAGGAAGTCCTGAAAAGTTCAACCAGCATCCAGCGATTGATGACTGGAATGATGCTATGGGGTATTTCATTCATAGACGTTATGCTGTAAATCGTGCTATTGTTGCGTCAAATGTTCATGTGGGGATGTTATGACAGTTGATTTCAAGCATAAGGAATATGAAGATGCCATTGAAAAATGGGAGATAATTGACTCAGTAGCAGACGGCGAGGACGTGAACGACCTGCTTGTTGAGCTAAATCCTCATGATACATCAAATGCGAACATTGCACGAAACAAGGCTTACAAAAAGCGGGCTGTATTCTATCAGATCGCAGGACGCACGGCGCAAGGCTTGCAAGGGCTTGTGTTCTCGAAAGAGCCGAAGCTTATTGTCCCACAGCAATTAGAATACCTAAGAACCAATGGTGACGGCAACGGCTTATCAATCTTTCAGCAATCAAGAGATGTTACGCTCGACATAATTAAGACAGCCCGCGGTGGTTTGTACGTTACATATCCAAAGGAAGAGGGCGACTTGTCAAAGGCGGACATGGCAAGCGGTAATTATTTCGCAACGATTCATGAGTATGAAGCGGAGCAAATCGTAAACTGGCGAAGTGAGAAATATGGCTCTAAAATGCGGCGCTCACTCGTTGTGCTGTCTGAGGCCGTTGAAATCGTGCATAAAGATGGGTTTTCAAGTGAATATGTAGACCAGATCCGTGTGCTTCAATTGACTGAAGGTGTATTTGTTGAACAGCTATATCGCAAGAATGATGACGATGAGTGGGAACAGTTCGGCGAAGATAATTTGCCAAAAGATGGGTTGGGTAATTATTGGGATGAAATCCCGTTTAAGTTTGTGGGCTCTGAGTCAAACTCAGACAGCGTTGATGATTCTATGCTGTATCCACTTGTTAAGTTGAACATTGGGCATTATCGCAACAGTGCAGAGCTTGAGCATGCCGTGTGGTATCTCGGGCACCCGCAGGCGTGGATGTCAGGCTTGTCTAAATCGCATGTTGACTTGATGAAAGAGGCAAATATGCAAATTGGCAGCCCAACGCTTTTGGGTGTTCCGTCAGGTGAGCGTTTTGGTATTGAGCAGGCACAGCCAAACACAATGGTTCGTCAAGCTATGATTGACAAGGTTGATGCAATGATTGGGCTTGGAGCCCGTTTCATTCAAGAAGGCGGCGTTGCAAAAACTGCAACAGAGTCAAATAATGATGCGGTCGTGCAACATTCATCATTGGCATTGATTGCAGAGAATGTTTCAGAAGCTTATACGCAATGTATCGCATGGGCTGCACGATATATGAATGTAACATTGCCCGATGAGTTCGGCTATACGTTAAACACTCAGTTTGTTAATCCAACAGCAACAGCACAGGACATTCAGGCTATGGTCGCTGGATATATCCAGGGCGCAATTCCTGCAAGTGATTATCACGCATGGTTACAGAAAATGGATATTGCTTCGAAAGAGAAAACCTTCGAAGAGTTCTCCGATGAGCTCAGCACCACAACTTCTATGCCAGATTTTGGAGGAAATTAGTATGCAATGCGAATATTGCGACTGTGAAGACTCAGAAGAAAACAAAGTCATATATAGAACGAACCCATTTAATGCTGATGTCTATGATGACCAGTCTGAGCATTATATCTGCGAAGAATGCCACGCTTCATGGCGAGATAGCATTTAATGCCACAAGAATCACTTATAACAATAGCAACACGACATCAATCACATCTTGAGCGATTGAAGACGCACGAGGTTAACAAGTTTGACTCTTTCTTGGTGCAGATGAGTGACGATATTGGGATTGCGCTATCAGAAGTTGGCGACCTTGACACCATGCTTAAGCTTGAGAAACTTCAAGGCATGGTAGATTCTGCTATGAAGCTATCCTTTGACGAGTACGGCAAGGTATGGCGTGCTAGTGTTCGTGAGCTGTCTATTTATGAAGCAGGGTTTGAGATTAAGGCTCTTGAAAGCGTGGTGACAGGCGTTGCTTTTACCTTGCCATCTGATGCTATTATTGTTGCAGCTGTAAATGCTGCCCCCCTTGGTGATATTACTGGTGCTACTGGCGGGAAACTGTTAAAGCCATTTTATAGCGAGTTCGCAAAAGATGAGCGTGACAGAATGCAACGGATCATCCGCCTTGGGTTTGCAGAAGGTCAAACAAATAATCAGATACTCGATAGAATCCGTGGAACAGAACAGGCATCATATAAGGATGGTGAGCTTGCTCGAATTAAACGCGGACAAGAATCAATCACCCGTACAGCTTTGCAGCATGCCGCCAACCAAGCTCGTGAGGAAGTATGGCAGAATAACAAGAAGGTGATTTCTAAAATCAGGATTTCCGCAACGCTGGATAAAAAAACAAGCGGGATATGTCGCGGATTGGACGGTAAAGAGTTTCCAGTTGATAAAGGTATTCGTCCACCATTCCACATTCGATGCAGAACGACAACCGTTGCCGTGTTAGATGATAAATTTAAAGCATTAAGCAAGGGTCGCATGCGCTCAATGAGAGACCCAGAAACTGGCGAAGTTTCCGCTGTATCAGCCAACACTTCATATTATGGGTGGCTAAAAGATCAGCCTGCAAACGTGCAAGATTCGATTATCGGAGAAAGTCGTGGAAAACTGCTTCGAAATGGCGGGTTAAGCTCCAAGCGATTCACTGAATTACAGCTAAGCAAAGACTTTAAACCGTTAAACTTGGAACAAATGCGAAAGCTTGAGCCTGCCGCATTTGAGAAAGCTGGATTATAAGGAGTGCAAAACATGACAGAAGAAGAAATCAAAGTAATGCAAGCAGAGAATGCTAAGTTGAAAGAAGGCTTGGCGGCAATGGATTCAATGAAAGCGAGCATTGAAGCCCTTGAGTCTAAAAACCGTGAAATATTAAACGAAAAAGCCAACGCAAAAGCAAAAGCAGACAATGCAATTGCAGAGGCAGCCCGTAAGTCTGGTGATATTGAAGCGCTCGAAACTTCTTGGAAAGAAAAGCTTGCAACCGAAACCACTGAGCTCGGCGGCAAGGTTGACAGCTACAAGGCTATGATTCAGAAAATGACAGTTGGTGCCGAAGCAACAAAGATGGCAAACGAGTTGGCATTGCAGGGGAGCGCTGACGTATTGCTTCCACATATTGAGCGCCGTTTATCCATTGACGTTGCAGATGGCAACCCAATCGTGCGAGTCCTTGGTAGTGATGGCAAGCCTTCCGCATTTTCTATTGATGATCTTCGTAAAGAGATTTCAGAAAATAAAGCATTTGCGCCGATTCTTGTCGGCTCCAAAGCTAGCGGATCAGACAACTTGGGCGGCAAGCCGTCAAGCCCACATGGTAAGACTATCGTGCGTTCAGACTTTGATATGAAAAGCTCTTCTGAACAAAACTCACTAATCCAAAGTGGCGTTATTCCAGTAGATAGTTGACACCGTATAAGCTTTGTGCTTATACTTTCGATAAAATAGACTCATCCAAGCCCTGCGGGCTTATTTGACTCAGGGCAGCGCCCAGCAATATTATAAAATATATTGGTGGGCGCTCTGCATTTGTAGACACCCCCAAAAAAAAGGGGCTACAAAATGGCAGGCAATCCAAACACGCTAACCGCGATCATTCCAGACATTAACACCGCGCGCGATGTAATCAGTAAGGAGCTAGTCGGCTTTATTCCGTCAGTTACTTTGAATGCAGGCTCAGAACGTGCAGCAGTTGGTCAATCAGTAAAATCATTGGTGACACCAGAAGTCACAGCTTCTGCCCGTGTTGTTACGATGTCACCAGCTGACCCAGCAGGGCAAACGATGGCAGTGAAAGAGCTGTTAATCACAAATGACCAATCTATCAAGATTCCATGGGCTGGCGAAGAACAACGCGGCGTAAATGCTGCGGAAGGCTACAGCACCATCTACGGCCAACAGATTGAGCAAGCTGTCCGTACTCATGTGAACAACATCGAAGCTCATACTGCCAGCGTTGCAACACTGGCTTCATCTCGCGCATATGGCACAGCAGGCACTACACCGTTCCCCACAGCTGGCAATCTTACTGATGCATCACAAGCATTGAAGATATTGAAAGACAACGGGCAAGCAGGTGGCGATAACTCTTTAATCATCAACACTTCCGCTGGAGCGAACTTCATCGGCTTGCAGAGTCGTGCGGACATGTCTGGCACTACTTCAATCCGTGACCAAGGTGTGCTTATCCGCACAGCTGGCTTGTCAATGCGTGAATCTGCACAGGTGCAAGACTTCACAGCAGGCGCTATGGCTTCTGCGACTACTAATGCAGCTGGTTATGCTGTTGGTTCTACTGTAATCTCTCTAGCAGCCGCTGGCACAGGCGTTGTTGCAGCTGGTGATTGTATTACGTTTGCAGGTGATGCGAACATCTACACCGTTGCTTCGGTCGTTTTCGCTGGTGCAAACCCTGCCGCTGGTGATGTGATTACAATTCAGGAACCTGGTCTTCGCGTTGCAATCGCAGCGGCTGCTACTGCAATCACAGTGATTGCTTCTTCTGCTCGTAATATCGTATTGAATCGTACAGCGGTTGAGCTTGTTGTGCGCCCGCCTGCCATGCCAAACGGTGGAGACGGGGCAGTTGATTCATTCATGATGACTGACCCACGGTCAGGCTTATCTTTCGACATTCGATTATATACAGGTTACGGCATGAACTTCATTGACGTTGTATGCGTTTATGAAGCTAAAGCATGGAATCCAAAGGCAATCGGTACTTTGTTAGGCTGATTATTAGGGGCGTACAATGTGCGTCCCTTATTTCTATTTATAGGGGTTTAATTATGAGCGAACGAGTTGAGACCGTTGAGGTTGTTGGCGAAGATGGAGGCAAGCTAATAATCAACAAATCAGATTTTGATAAAGAAAAACACGAAGAATTTAAGACATCAGCGCGTAAGACATCAGCGCGTAAAAAATAATGGCACTCATTATTGAAGATGGCAGCGTTGTAGCGAATGCTAATAGTTACGTCACAAGAGCTGCATATATTGCGTATGCGGCAAGCATTGGCGTTACAATCGTAAGCGATGCAACGGCAGATGAACAGCTTGTAAAGGCTGCCATGTTCATTGATAGGCATGAGGCTAATTTCCACGGAACGCGCAGCACTCGCGATCAAGATATGGCTTTCCCTAGATTTGGATTACCATTGATTGATGGGTGGTATTGGACTACAAGTGAAATTCCAACGCAGCTGATAAAAGCTCAATGTGAGTATGCACTTGATATAAATGCAGCTATTGACCTATATAATCGTCCAGCGAACCCAAACATGGTCGCAAGCAGCGAGCGCGTCGAAGGTGCAATTGATGTAAGTTATGCAGTAGGGCAAGGCAGTCAGAATCTTTTACGTGAAAGCGCAGGGGATGCTTTGTTATTGTCTTTATTGATGTATAAAGGCGGCGCAAGTTACGGGATCACCAGAACATGAGCTTCTACTCAAAAATGGCAGCGACTGCACTCAAACTTCTAACCAAGTTTGGGGCATCGGTAACGCTTAAACGTGTCGCGGGTGAAACCTTCGATCCAATCAGCGGCGTTACAGTTGCAGGCACAGATTCAAGCGTTGCAACAACTGGTGTTTTGCGTACATACCCAGACAAAGTGATTGATGGAACGCGCATCATGTCAGGTGATCGCGAGCTAGTTTTGAGCAATGAGCAAGTTCCGCAGCTAAGTGATTATGCAGTTATTAACAGTGAGCAATGGTCAATTGTAACGATTCGCACAGTGAAGCCTGATAGCTCAACCGCTGTCGTGTATTTCGTGCAGGTGCGGAAATGACCTGGGCAGACGACTTGAAAAAGATAGCTGAGAAAGGCTCTGATGACATCGGGGCATTTGCACAAGCTATAAAAATTGAGTTGTTCAGCGAAACAGTGGACAGAACTACAGTTGACGAGGGGCGTCTTGCGGGCAACTGGAACATTCAAGAAAACACGCCCGACACAACAACAACATCCGACAAAGCGCATTTTGACCCAACTGGTGAACGTGTAAACGCTGAAATACGGACAGGTGTAACAGAAGAAGGTGTGACATATTTCACTAATCATTTGCCGTACGCAAAAGTGATTGAAGATCGCGTGGGTATGGTTAAGAACAGCGTAATAAGGGTGGAAGCTAATGTTGCAGACATTGCGAGGTCGCTATGAATATCAACATTGATAAAGCCTTCACAACCGCAACCATGGGTGTTGGCGGTATTGATATTATTCATGATGGCGGTGCTTACTCAATCTGGAATGGGTCAAGCTACGATTCACAGAAGGGCACGTACAGTCAGGAAGCTAGAACGCCAAGTGTTGAAATAAAGACATTTCAGACAATACGCAAAGCTTATTCACTGAATGATACTGACGCAATCAATGGTTATTTCCAGATGATTACGCGGTATCCATCTCAGACTGGTCAATACGCTGCGAAGAATAAAGCGATTGAGTTTATGACGGCTTTGCCAAGCGGCGGAAGCTTAGTTTATAGCGGCGTTACGGTGAACATCACTTCATCCGAAGTTATTAGCAGCGGCTCAGTTGATGGATTTTATCAAGTTGTTTCAACAGCAAAATTCACAGCATATGTGAACAGATTGTAAAAATAGGAGAGTGACATGGTCGCAAAAACTACGGGTGTAACATTGGGCATTAGCTCAGCTTTACCAGCAACATATGATGCTACTGGATATGGCGCTTTGACATATTCAGCAATCGGCGAAGTGACAGACATCGGTGAGCTTTCAAAAGCATTTAATGTTATTACTCATCAAGCCATTGCGGTGGGCTACCCCACAAAATTAAAAGGCAATTACGACATCGGTAACATTACCGTGACAGTTGGTCGTATTGTTGCAGATGCTGGACAGGTTGCAGTGCAAACCGCCCTTGGCGCTGATGCAAGTGTTGCTTTTAAGATTACTTTACCAAGCGGCAACACTGGCGAGTTTACAGGCAAGGTGATTAAAGCAGGTCTTGCAGCTATCGCGAACGAATCTGTCGAAGGCACTGTCATTGAAATTGCAGTTGACCCACAATCATTGTTTGAGGCGTAATTCATGGACTTAAATGATCTTAAACTGGAAGAGAAATCCGAAGCAGGTGCATTTTTGCACCTGCGTCATCCCATCACCAACAAACCACTTGACCATAAGGGCGAGCCAATGGGCATTTTGCTTACTGGTCGTGATTCGGCTGCATATCGTGAAACTTCACGGCGTTTGCAAAATGCACGAATTGCAAAAGCTGTAGGTGATGACAGCAAAGATTATGTTGGAACTGACGATGCAGCATGTGAATTGTTAGCAGCATGCACTATTGGCTTTGACAATTTGCAGATGGGTGGAAAAGACTTGATCTTAGAAGACAGCGCAGCATTTGAGCTATATTCAAACTTCGGCTGGATTCGTGAACAGGTCGACTTGTTTGTAGGCAGTCGCGCTAATTTTTTTTAAGCTGCTTCCAACAGGCTAAAAAATATGTCGGTTATATTGCGTGGCTTTACTCTTGCAGCAAAGATGGAAAGCCACGCTTTGAGTTGGTGGGGACTGATGACATTCCCTCAAAAGGAAGGTATGAGTATCTAATCCACCTACTTTCTGACATTGGCGAGGCAGTACATGACGGTGATAGACTAGCTGGGCAATCGTGGCAAGAGCTTGCTGCATGGAAAGAGTTAAGCGGCGTTAAATTGACACCAAGTGAATCGCTTATTATTCACAAGTTGTCAAGACACTATGCGAGCATGTATAACTCGTTTAACGGTAAGAGCGTAGCTTCCCCAGCGAGTGAAGCACCAACACCTGAAAGCGTAGCAGGCAGATTCGAAACTTTATTTTCAATGATGAGAGGTAATAAAAATGACTGACATTATTGATATTGGAATACGAGCAGACTCGAGCGACATTAAACAAGCGCGCGGAGAGCTGGATAAATTTGGAAAGACTGCAACCAACACAGGCGATGATATTGATGGGCTTAATAAATCCACTGACCGAGCGCGTGGTGAGTTTGGAAGGCTTGTAAAGCAGGAAGAAAAAGCAACTCGGGCGACTGATGCTTTAAGCAAATCTACAAAGCATCTAGCAACAAACTTTCTACCAATAGCAACATTGACCACAGCAGCAACAGTGGCTTTCACATATTCAATTTCTAAAACTATAGAATTCAATAAATCAATAAGTGAGCTTTCTGCAATCACAGGTGCAACAGGAAAAAATCTTGAATTCATGCGTCAGAAATCTATTGAATTTGGTTCAGCTACAACACAAAGCGCAAGCGAGGTAGCGACCGCTTTCAAACTTGTTGCGAGCGCGAAACCTGATTTGTTAGAAAATGCAGTAGCTTTATCAGAAGTTACAAGAGAAGTTATCACGCTATCAGAAGCGGCTGGAGTTGGTCTAGCTGATGCCGCCGATACGGTGGGCGGCGCATTAAATCAGTTCAGTGCAGAGTCTGACCAAGCTAGCAGGTTTGTTAATGTTTTGGCAGCTGGTGCAAAATTTGGCAGCTCGGCTATCA